CCCTTATCTCCCTTATCTCCCTTATCACCCTTATCTCCCTTATCACCCTTATCTCCCTTATCTCCCTTATCTCCCTTATCACCTTTCTCGCCATTCATCCCCGTATCACCCTTAACACCCTTATCTCCCTTATCTCCCTTATCACCCTTATCTCCCTTATCACCCTTATCTCCCTTATCTCCCTTATCTCCCTTATCACCCGTATCACCCTTATCTCCCTTATCACCTTTCTCGCCATTCATCCCCGTATCACCTATATCACCCTTATCACCCTTATCTCCCTTATCTCCCTTATCTCCCTTATCACCTTTCTTGCCATTCATCCCCATATCACCCATCGCACCACTATCACCCTTATCACCTTTGTCCCCCTTACAACCCTTATCGCCTTTTATTCCTTGACACCCCATCTCTCCATCACAACCAGTATCACCTTTAGGACCCATTTCACCTTTAGGTCCCATATCACCTTTAGGTCCCACATCACCTTTAGGTCCCATACATCCCATCTTTCCATCACATCCAATATCACCTTTGGGACCTCTATCACCCTTATCCCCCTTATCTCCTTTCATTCCCATACATCCCATCTCTCCATCACATCCAGAATCACCTTTAGGTCCCATATCACCTTTAGGCCCCACATGTCCCACATCACCTTTATCACCTTTAGGACCTTGTTCGCCTTTCATACCTGTGTCTCCCTTCATTCCTTTATCTCCTTTACATCCAGTATCCCCCTTATCTCCTTTCATACCAGCATCTCCTTTAATACATACAGTATGTTGTAGTTTGCGACATTTGCACTTTTTAACTCGAATAACTTCTTCCTCTTCAGAAGACATATATAAATATATTAGAATTTTTAAAATTTTAATATATTTTATTTAGAATATTTTAAATATTATTTTGTTCTATAGATTGTTCAATAGATTGTTCTATAGATTGTTCTATAGATTGTTCTATAGATTGTTCTATAGATTGTTCTATAGATTGTTCTATAGATTGTTCTATAGATTGTTCAAAGCAATATTTATATCCACATTCAAGACAGTTAACTTTAGTATCATGAGGCTCATCACTAGGTCGATTTTGCTTTCTTGCATTTAGGACATTTAAATATAGTTGACCCTTGTTTAGTATTTTTCTTTATCTCAGTAAGTTATCTTTTCTTCATAATATCATCAAATTTACTAGGATTCAATTCTTAGGGTTTCATATATACTAATTCTTTTATTTTTATAGTACTTTTTTTAATCTGTTTTATGAGGTAGTTAGAATTTTTATTTAATAATAATGAAACTATTTCATTAATCTTATTTTCATATATACTGTCTAATAAATAGGGGTCTCATTTGTTTCAGCATATTCCTTACTAAATCGCGTCTCTACCGATTTATACTTTTCTCAAGCTCTTCAACCATATTGTTATTTAGAATGGTGTGTAGTTTTTTAAGTTGTTCCATTATTATTTAATATATTTTATTTTTTTTCACAATGTTCAGAGTCTGAATCAGATGATTCGGGGCAAGGAGGTAAGCAACCTTTTTCTGGGATAGGAGCAATTCTATATAATGATAATTCAAGGTTAGTGCTATGTGGTATTAAACCGGATGATGCAGATGTATTGATATCACCAGGGGATAAATAGTTACGTAATGATAACACATCATCACAGTATAATTTTAATATTTGATGAACTGATACCATATTATTTGGGTTAGCAGATGATGATACAGTTGATAATTCAGGGACATCATTTACAAAAAATGCGATTTGGCTTGGTTGGTCAAACAAGGCGGTAAAGTTTAACATATACATACCAGAACGAGATACTTTAATCTTATCACCACCAACTTTTAATTTTAAGTTTAATACATTGCAACGTTTCTCAAAAACAGCCATTTCATTTGATTTGATGGTTTGTACAGAATGAGAGAAGAATGTACCATATGCATCAGAACCATTAACCATAAGATGTTTCTCACGTCTTAACTTATGAACTACCATCTTGTAATCAAGAGTATGTTTTTTAGATTGTTCTTTCTTTAAATCGTAAACTTTGTGTTGTAATTTATCTAATTTATGTTCAACATGTTTATCTTTGTGTTTATTTTCTTTTAATTTTTGTTCTAATGCAGCTATGCCGTGTTCTACTTTATCGCTTTCAGATTCTGAGGGAGACAACTCATGATGTCTAGACTTATTTTTTAACCGAGGGTTGGACATGATATATAATATAGTTTAGAAATTTTTAAATAAAAATTTTCAAATTAAACTATATTATTTTTTAAATTTTTATTTAAAAATTTCTAAACTATTTTCTATGTTATAGTATATACTAGTTCTATGCCTAAACATAATAAGGTTGATATTTTCCTAACGGATAATAAAGAAACTGTTTTCTACCCCTCTACTGATTCAGATAAAGATAATACTATACAAAAGCATAAATCGTGCAATTCATCATGCGATTCATCATGTGATTCATCATGTTCTTTTGATGAATCATCTTCATCTGAATCAAATTATCAAAAAGTAAAAATTAAACGTGAATTATTAAAGGGTGAACGTGGTAAACGCGGTAAAAGAGGTCATCGTGGTCCACGAGGTTTGATGGGTCCACCCGGTGTAAGTATTCCTGCACCACCCTTAGTCCCATCAGTACCATTTAATGCATTATTAGGTGACCAAGGCCCACAAGGTCCACAAGGCCCACCTGGTCCACAAGGTGCAACCGGTCCCACTGGTCCAGCGGGTCCAACTGGTATAGGGGGTCCTCAAGGTCCTCAAGGTGTTCCCGGTCCACAAGGTATTGCGGGTCCCGAAGGCCCTGAAGGTCCAGCTGGTGTAACTGGTCCACAAGGTTCACAAGGGCCACAAGGTTTACCTGGTGCAACTGGATCTCAAGGTACTCAAGGCCCTCAAGGTGTTTCTGGTGCTCAAGGTATAGAGGGCCCTGAAGGTCCAATGGGTCCTCAAGGTGTACCCGGTCCTCAAGGTGAAATAGGTCCACAAGGTTTACCTGGTCCAATAGGTTCAACAGGTCCACAAGGTCCAGCAGGTGCTCAAGGTGAAATGGGTTTGACTGGTCCAACAGGCCCACAAGGTGAAGTAGGTCCAATGGGCCCACAAGGTTTACAAGGTGGTATTATTGATTACTCTTATTATTACAATAATACACAATTCATCATTCAATCTAATCAGGCAGTTCAATTTAATAACACTGCTATGAATAGCACAAATATCCAATATCTTAATGGTAATATTATATTAGCAAATAGAGGAGTATATAATGTAGAGTATTATACATTTACTGATCATACTAGTCAATTTGCTGTAACTATTAATGGATTAGTAGCACCCAGTTCAATATATAATAGCCCAAATGGTAATTGTATATTAAATGTAACGAGTGATAATTCAATCTTACAATTAGTGAACTTGTCACTTAGTAATGTAGAAATTGTTGCATTAACTGGACCACAATTCAGTATAAATGCATATATAATAATAAAAAAATTAGCATAAAAACGGACAAGAAATGGACAAGGTACGGACAAGAAACGGACAAGAAATGGACAAAAAACGGACAAGGTACGGACAAGAAACGGACAAGAAATGGACAAGAAATGGACAAGAAATGGACAAAAAACGGACAAGGTACGGACAAGAAATGGACAAAAAACGGACAAGGTACGGACAAGGTATGAGTATGTGAAATTAATAGCACGGTATATATGTATTGGTATATGTAATTATAATACTCGGCGAGGTTAGACATTATTTAATTTTAGTACAATATCGATAATATTTTTATTTATAATATTTTCATTAATATGTTTATATTTTTCAATATTAACATCAAAATCTTCACAATATAATTTAAGTTGTTGTTGATTAGACATATCTAAATCTGCTATTTTTAATGATAATAGATTAGATTTATTTAAGTTTGGCTGAGGAGTTAAATTTGCTAACTCTATTAATTTATTCTCATTATATTTCATTATATGGTAAACATATTCAATTAATATATTACTATTAATTTCAAGATAATAAGAATTATTAGATAAAATAGTATTTTCTTTTATTAAATTAACTGTACCAGCTGTTAATCCATTACGTATAACCCCAATTAATTTCTTTGAAATACTATTTGGTAAAGGAGATGGTAATATATTACATAGGGTATTAAGTTCAACCATATTATTTCTAGGAACAGTATCTAATAATGATTGTTTTATTTCATTATAATTCTTGATATAATTATTGTTATTATTTATAATATTATTAGATAAAATCATATAATTAGAAATTGATTGTTGTACCATTTTAGATAAAACTGGTATTTTATGTTTCTTAATTTTTTCAATATCAAATTGAAGCATTTTACCTTTTGTAAATTTAATATAGTCACATTGTAATATATATTGCATATAATTAATATTAAAATTATTAGTATCTTTATCTGTAATATAAATAGAATCTTTATTATATATACTATCATGTTCTATTCTAATTGAATTAGAATTTTTATAATATTTATCCAATACCAACATATTAACTGCAGTTAGTTCACTATGATTAAATGTTACTAATTCTACCGCTTCCTTGTATTCTATAGTATTATTAGTTGGTTTATTGATATCACTATAATGTTTATAATATAATGAACTATTAACATCTACATTAGATATATCTAGTTTCATAATATGATGCTCTAGCATATTAATATATTTACTAAATTCAATACTAGTTGTTTTTCCATTATTTTCAAAATATAATAATGTTGACATATTTTCTAATTCTACTATTTTCTTTACATTAAAATGTTCTAACAAGTATTTTCTAGTTTGAATTGGTTGTAATGAATCACTATATAATAGTGAATCTGGTACAATTAATATAGCACGGCCATTTTTATTTAAACTTGTCATTACAAATTGTAATAATAAAGGTTCTGATTTTGTACCTCTAATTTTTAATTTCTTAATTTTACTACAACAATTTGCGTGAATAATATTATGTATACCAATGGGAAAATCAAAGAATATTACATCAAACATATTTATTTTTGATGGGATATCATTAATTAGTACATTAGTATTAATAATATTAGGGAAATTTAATAAATTAATATTTCTAATAATATCATATGTTTGTATACCAAGTATCTTCTCATTACATAATATATCATTATTATAAAAAGTAACTGCTTGTTCTAGAAAAGAATTAATTTTAACATTTCCATCTAATATTGTTTCTATTTTATTTTTATCTAGTTTAACCATATTAAAAATCCATTTAATAAGTTCTCTCTTATAATAAAATTTAGAATACTCTCTAATATCTGCTAAATTCTCATTTTCAAAATAATATTTAAATACACTATCTATCATATCATAATCTTTAATTTTAAGTGAATATATTAATTGTTGAATTGAATTTAAACCTAAAAATCCTTCATCTAATAAAGAACGATAAATTGACTCAATTATTTCAAAACTCATTATAAATATATAATATATTTTTTTTAAATTAATTATCTATTTATTTAAGTTGCGTTCATATATAAAACAACTTTATTTTTTCTAATATTTTTAATTAAAAGCAAAATATATATTATTAATAATAATGTCGGAAAATCTAACTGTAACAATATTAACAGTAACTAATTTATCAAGAGAAAAACATTTAAAAATATTAGTTGATATTATTAATGGTCAAACATATAAAAATATTAAAGAATGGATTATTATTGAAGGGTCTCAAACATTAGAAGAATCTATTTATAATAAAATATTAGTAGAAGAAATGATTAAAAATAGTAAAATAAATTATACTATTAAATACTTGCCTTTTTTTCAACCTAATGAAAATCTTAGTATTTTACGAAATAGAGGTAATAATAATGCAACAAGTGATATTATTGTATGGATGGATGATGATGATTTTTATTTTAATTCTAGAGTTGAACATGCAGTTGATAAATTAAAATTTAGTAATGAAAGTATTGTATGGTGTCCAACTATTTATGTTCATGATATAGTATTAAATAAAACATTAGTTGCCAATATATTAGTAAATAATAGTATTGCATTTAAGAAAAATTATTTGATCGATCATAAGTATGATGAAATGATAGATTTTACTAGCAATGAAGTCATAACATTTGTAGATATAACAAAAGGTGGTATATTATTTAGTGAATTATGTTTAGTAAAGATGATAGATGAAATGGATAAATGTAATATGAAGAATCTTGTTATAGCTGCACTTTTACAAAATATACAAGGATGGTATGAATTAAAAGATAATGTTATTGAATATATAATTCCAAAAAAATTCTATTTAAGATATAAAAATATTATGATAATAGAAGAAGAATTAATTTATGATATTGTATATTTTACAGGAGGTCATGGAATAGAATGGGACCCAACAGATATGAAATTAGGAGGTTCTGAACAAGCTATTGTTCATTTATCTAAACATTGGGTTAAGATGGGTATGAAAGTAGCAGTGTATGGAAATTTCAAACAAGACCAAAATATGGATAATGTAGAATATATTAAATGGACTAAATTTCCATATGAAAAAAATGTAAAAATATTAATAGCTTGGCGCTCTCCAGGTATTATATTATTAATGAATTTTATGCGACCTAATAGTACCAAACGATTGATAGCAGATTTCCACGATAACTTTTCATATACTCTTGCTAATTTAAATAGAAAGCTATTGATACCATTTCTTGATAAAGTAGACCGATATAATTTGAAAAGTGTTTATCATAAGAATTGTTTCCTAAAATTTATGGAGAAAGAAATTCCAGAAGATAAATTTAATATTATAGTAAATGGTGTGAGAGTAGATGAATTTTTAGTTAAAGAGGATGATTGGATACGAAATCCATATCGTTTTTGTTATTGTTCAAGTTATGATAGGGGGTTAGAAACTATTTTAGAAAAAATATGGCCCATAATTTATAAAGCTGAACCAAGAGCAGAGTTACATGTTTATTATGGAATGGATTATATATATGATGAACAATTTAAATTAAGACTCAAATTACTATTAAGTCAAAATGGTGTAATGGACCATGGTAGACAACCATTATCTATGGTAGCAAGAGAAAAATATCTATCTACTTTTCATTTATATTTAAATGATTCGATTGCAGAGATTGATTGTATTAGTATTCGTGAAAGCCTTGTAACAGGTTGTATCCCAGTGATTTCTAATTTTGGTGTATTCGCTGAACGTCATGGATTACAATTTAATTGGTTGCCAAAAGATGAAGATTTTGATACCAATTGTGAAATAATAGCAAATGAATTGGTTCAATATATGAAAAATACACAGTTAATTTCTAAAGCAAGAGAACAATTAATGGTTTCACCAACAATTATTAAATGGGAAGTTGTAGCAAAAAGATGGTTAGAAACATTCTAAAAAGCCGGCTTTGCTGCTATTGATAAGCTACTTAATAATTAGGAACAAGGTTCTTTATTATTTCGTTTTGCTCACTAATAAAAAAATTGAAGAAATTATATAATATTTTCATAATCATATTATTTATTATGTTGACATATCGATTTAATAGATACTATGAACCTGCTGATAATCCACCATTAAATTCTAAATATTTTTTATTTCTAGAAGATATTAATATTGAAGAAGTAAGAGAACAACTAAATATTAATAAATATGCATTATTTCGTTTTAATTATACAGATGAAATAACCGTATATTATATTATTATTTCAGACACTATTGATATTGACATGACTCTGTTGAAAATATTAAAAAATGAATATGATAGAACAGACCATCATTGTGATTATTATATTAAACCAATTTTATCAAAATTAATTACAGATGGTAATTTATAAAAATATTATTTATTTATACTTTAGCATCGTAAATGACATAATTATATATTTTAAGTCAATCATATAACTGAATCATATGAAATTGTAGCTAAAAAATGGCTCGAAACTTTTGCATAGCAAATAATCTAAATAAATGAATACTGAATAATATTATTAGGTTGAAAACTAGTTTTCAAATTCATACTACTATAAATACAACGAAATTCATTACACATCCCAATAAAAACAGGGTCGTAAACACCAAAGGCATTCTCTTGAAATTCTGATTTGATTACATTTGTATATGTATTATTATTCAGTTCACCACAAATAGAAATAAAGCCATTCATTTTATTTTTATTTTTTGTTGTTAATTCCTTTTTCGATTCAATATAATTAAAATAGCCAATTTCAGTCAAGATATATTGTACAATTTCATTTGCTTCCATTAAATTAATTATAATTATAATTAATTTAATTTATTTTCAATTTTTTATTATTCAAAAAAGTTTTTTGAATAAGAAAGTCCCACAATTTTTTTATTAGTGAGCAAAGCGAAATAATATTTAATTAAAAGGTGCACTTAAAATCACACATCATATCGCAATCATCACCAAAGCATCCAGTTTTCTTCTTACAAGTACCTGAACAACTGTGACCCGCACTTGACGAGTTGGGAGCTTTAGTACGAGGAGGTAAAGTCATACCATTCTTAATACATAACATATTAAATTGTTTTTTACATTGTTCAGTATAACATTGAACTTGTTTCTGTTTTTGACCTATACATTTCGGATCTGCTATAGCATTAGGATCAATTGGTTTCTCCTCAGATATAACTTTTAATGAATTAGGATCATAGGATTTCTTGCAATCTAACATACAAGCATCACGTTTTTCTTGCATCGTATATCGGGTAAGAGCTGGGGCAGTTGGATCTACTTGTGGACAGCATCTATTACATTCCATTAAACGTTTATCAGCAGGTACACAACTATCAATTATACTTTTATCTTTACAAGCAGCATCTTTTTTTTGAGTACTATTCATCTTGGCATAATTAGGACAATTAAATGAGGATGTTGATTTTTGCCAAATAGTATCAGGAGAAGGTGTTTTAGTTGAAGGGTTAGCCATATTTGCGAATGTTTCTATTTTCTTATTGCAAACATAAGCACCTGTTACAGTATATTTACATTGTCTATAATCCATATATATATATATATATATATACATATAAAATATTAAATAAATTATATTTTTTAGTCTCCTAGACTTATATTTTTTTGTTTGTATTTAATATATTTTTTATGAAATATATTATTTTGTAAATTAGAATTTTTAAAGTATTTTTTTGTTACAAACATTAAATATATCTAATATTTCTTTTGGACCCCAATATATTGGAATAGATTGACCTAAATATACATTTATTATTTTTTCTGTAATATAGCCATCTATTAATTCATTCTCTATTGCAAATCCAAATTTAGATGTTGAGAATAATCCTGGATTTTTTTCTCATTGTAGAGTTTCATTACCTAATATTACACTACTTTCAATTTGAGTTAAAAAAGTTTCATTATCAGTTTTCTGACATTTTCATACAAGTATCTAATTGGAAAGCACCGGATGAAAATTTAATTAATGATAAATATAAAATGAAATGTGCGAATGATAATAATTATTCAGTAATTAGAATTATTCAAGATGATGTATATAATGATAAATATGATTGGCTAAAAGAATTATATAAAAATATTAAGAATATCATTAAAGAAAAAATAAAGTCCATAATATTTATATGTGTAAAAATAATGGATATAAAATATTTAATTAATTGGTAATAACATATATATGATTTCATTATCAGATAATGTTTTTTTAATACTACCACCTTTTTGTTTTTTATTAAATTTTTCAATATCTTTATTATATTCACTTATTTTAAAATCACAATCTTTGATTGCTTGTTTTATTATATCTAAATCAACTTGATAAATTTCTTTATATTTTCTATATTGTGATTTTTTCATATACGATTTTATACAAGATTCTACTTGATCAATATTTTCTGTTTCATATTGAAATAATACTTCCAAATCATTAGCTAGTGGTGAATTATGTTTAGAAAATCTAGTTTTAGAATTTATGGTTTTACCTATTTTATATAAAGTTAATTCTGTATTTAATGCTCTAAAAACATAAATAATTTTCTTGTTAGAATGCCCGCTTGCGGGTATTTTAGGCTTTTGGTTATTTTCTAATTGTTCTATTTTCTTTGACATTCCTTCAATAATATAATTTTTATATTTATAAAGTGCTAATTCTATATCTAGAAAATATTGTTGGACCTTAGGACCAATCTTAGAATTAGTAGATAAACAAATTTTCTTAGCAGCTTCGGGTGTTAGTGTGATAACTTCTAAATTATGTCCACCACTACCATCTGTTTTTTTAATTTTTTGTATCATATAATCAACATTTTTCTCATAACTTCTTTTTATTGTATTATTAAATATTTGCCTTGTTGAAATTTGTAACCATTTTCTTAATATTTCACTATCAATTAAAAATTCATTAGCACGCTCGATATAATCTTCTTTAATAATATTGTAAAAATCTTTTACAAAACTAGAATTAACAAAACTATATTTATTTATAAATGTTTGGAAATCCATTATATATATTATCTTAGGTATTTTTTGCTTATACCATATAATATAAGCAAAAATATACATATTTTATTAGAGTTAAATTTAAATATTTTTATAAAAGTAGATATCGTTGTTCTTTTTTTATAATATTTTTTGTTAGTGTGTTTTATTGCAAGTATATTAAATAATTTATATATTATAGTCCATCTATCTTTATCTGCATTGTAACATGTATCATATGTATAATATTTTTTTATATATTTATCTAATGTAATAGATTCTTTCTCATCACTTATTATTAAATAATAATAGAAAATTTTTATTAAATAAAATTAATAAATTATTATAGAGAAATACAACAAAAGATATCAACCCCTAAAAAATCTAGTAATAGAAAAAATAAAAAATCTAGTAATATAAAAAATAAGGCATCAAATTAAAAGCAAAGCTTTTAATTTAATGATATCAAGCCCGTTAAAGGAGTATGATTACTCCCTTTTTACTGTCAAATAAATTTGAAATTTGTTCAAATTTGTCCCAAAATTTAGTGAATTAGTGTAATGAATAAATATGAATATTTAAGAGAAAATCAAATAATAACTAATTTACAAACTAATGATTATATGTTAGTTATAGAAAAATATAATTTACCTAATAATAAGGTATTTAATATCATAGAAAATAACCAATATTGTTTTGATTGTTATGATTGTAAATTATATTTAGATAATATGCATATAGCAACATTAACATATTATATAGATAGGAAGAAAAAAATGTTATATGTATGTTGGATAAAAGTAGATGATGAATATCAAAGAAAAGGAATAGGTACATTCCTAATGAATTATGTTATAGTAGAAGCGTATAACAATAATTTATTAACAATAGAACTAGAAAATATGGCTGATTATGATAAAATGCATTTTTATAATAATTTCGGTTTTATATATACAGATAAGACTGATATTTATGGTAATCCTAAAGAGAAAGATCAAATAGGTATGACAAAATTTATGTTAACAACTTCAAAATCATATGCAATTCGTTCATTATATAAAAATGAAAAAGCCTTATTTATATCACAATTCACAAAAAACATAGATAAGTTATAAAAAATAATTTATACTATATAATATTATTAATTTATGGAAAAATTAGAACCAATACTATTAAATAGTGTATCGAAAGATATAATTGACTATGTAGTGTATATAAATAATAAAATGTTTAAAAAATTCTTACAGATATCAACATCTGATTGTGACCAATTAAATACTCTACCTTCATTATATCGTAAAATATATTATATAGAAGGTAATTCTGAACTATTTAATGAAAAGGTATTACAAGTATTTAATAATTTTACTGAAGCTTCGAAAAATACAAAAATTCCTCGTCATATTAGTAGAGAAGATCTTATTATTCTAAGTATATTTTATATGTTTTATGATATTGATTTATATGTAGATAAAATAATAGAATCTGATATAGCCGAATTAAATGATATTATAATAATTAATAAAATCCGTAATTATATACATGATAATGATAATATGGGTCAACTATTTATTTCATTATATAAACAAGCAAAAACAAAAGGAATATCTGTTATATCAACTAGAGATGATATTAAACGATTCTTTAATGCAAATTATGATAAAAAGACTATTTATAAAGCAAAATATATGAAATATATGAAGAAATATTTACAAAGTAAAATAAATATCTAATATATACTATATATGAGTTACGCTCCGTTTAAGATTAAATATATTGATAATATAAATAAAAAAACTATAGAAAATTTTACAGGAAAATCAAATATAATCAATACTATACGTAGTAATTTGAATGAAATCCCAAAAAAGATGCATAATCTTAATATACTCCCGCAAATATTTATAAATAATTCAGAAGAAATTGAACGAATTAATCCAAATATTGGAGATATTACGATTAGTGATATCGAATATAAAGAAAAACCTTATTTTCGTTTTTTTGTCAAAAATCAAATTGGAACTCTTAAAGTAGATAATATTAGATTCCAAACTAGCATTATTCATTGTGAATTTAATAATATTGATCCATCTGGGAAATATACAGTTCAATTAAATCTTAAGAAGGATAATAACTATAATAATGAATACAAATCTATAATATACGATATAATTCCAAAAAATGATCGTATGACTATTGAAAAAGTTAATACCAAAAGTTTTTTAAATGTGGATATGGATAATAATAAGATGAAAGCTTATGTTTTCTCTGATTGTAATGCTACTCAATGGAATATTATTAATAATAAAAATATTCCAATTATATTTATAAATTGTACAGGTCTTGTTAATATTAATTTTAATAATCAAGATAGAATTGATAGATTGAGAACAAAAACAAAAATATGTCTATCATGCCCCAAACAAGATTGTCCTAAACAAATTTGTCCCAGTTGCCCCAAACAAGATTGCCCTAAACAAATTTGTCCCAGTTGCCCCAAACAAGATTGCCCAACAAGTCAAGAGGATGATGATGATGAGGATTACTATTAAATCTAATAATATTATAGATAATAATAACATACGTAATAAATATTTAGATAAATAAAAAAATTATAAAAAATATAGTGTTATATATATATAGAATTATGAGTTATGCTTCCTTTAAGACTCGTTATGTTGAGGACCCATCAATAAATAGAGAAATAGAAAATTTTGCAGTTAGTCGTATTCGTCGTGGAGGAATACCTAATAAAAATAGTGGTACAATGACTATTAATATAAAGTCAAATAGTGAAATAGCCCTTGCTAAAGTTAACAAAATTCCAGCAAATGATCGTAATATTAATACGTTATCAAAAGTATTTATACATACTTCTGATCAACTTATTAATGGAGATATTTCCCGAAGAGATCAAAACAATAATATTATTATACCCCCTATTAAGCTAGGTATGGACACTAAAGATGATATAGAATATAGTAAACTTACTATAAAAAAATATATAGCAAATAAGATAGAAACACCTGATATTAAAATTAAGGGAAATATTATTTATTGCGAATTTGATAATATTGCTTTATCTGGTGAATATAGTGTGAAATTAGAAATTTTACAAAATAAGGAGAATAATCCTAGGTATGAAACAATAGTATATTCTATGGTTAAAGATGGGAAGGTCTATAAAAATGATAACAAAAATAATATTAAAAATAATAATAGTGATGTAAGATTAAATTTAGAAAATGATTCTAATAAATTTATTATTATTGTTAATTATGATGTAACAAAATTAACACTTTTAAATCCAAAAAATTTACCAATTATATTTGTAAATTGTAAGGGACAAGTTGAGATTGTTTATAAAACAGACCCTAAAGTTATGAACTTCCTAAGACCTCCTTGTCCAAAACAACAAGTTTGTCGCCCGTGTATAGCTTGTCCTAAACAACAAGTTTGTCGCCCGTGTATAGCTTGTCCTAAACAACAAGAATGTCCAAAACAAACTTGTCCAAAACAACAAGTTTGTCCTAAACAACAAGTTTGTCCTAAACAACAAGTTTGTCCTAAACAACAAGTTTGTCCTAAACAACAAGTTTGTCCTAAACAACAAG